GGAAGATTAAAGTTCCAAAGACCGGAGTTGAGTTTAAGCACTACGACTTCCGCGCTATCAGCAACGCATACAAATCACACTGCAATGCTAACGGGATATTGCTTTCTCCTAATTGGCAGGAAGAGTTTCTGTCAGAGATGTGCAAGCAGAATCAGCATTGGGGCAGGAAGTGCAGACCAGCGGTAGCCAATAGCCTGAAGAGAAGGCGGCTCTCTTTAACCGCTGTATTGTCATTCTTGAACATGCTCAGAGCTTGGGCGCAATCAACGCTATCAGGCAAAGACGCATTCGTTCCTCAAGAGGAGGCAGAGAGAAGGGCTGGCATTTGCGCTAATTGCCCGTTTAATACGACTCTACAGTTCTCCTGCGGTGCTTGCATGGGTGCAGTCCTAACACTGATACACGGCATCCTCGGAAAAAGAAAGACGCAATACGACAGCAGCCTTGGAGCCTGTCTAATCTGTTCCTGTTCGCTTAAAGCTGCCGTGCATGTCCCGGTTGATGTGCAGCGAGAGGGATTGAGCGAGGAACTGAAGAACGACTTTGACGAAATCAAATACTGCTGGAAGAGAGTTGAGAAATGAATTTTCTACATGAACGAGACTTTGGCGACATCATACTAAGCCTATCGGTGGTTCAAGCTGCTGGAGGAGGCAACTACTACATTCAAAACAATCCGAATGCAGTCAGGATGCTCAAGCCACTGATAGAACTGCAACCATATATCAACAAGTGTAGCGAAAAGAATCTACTGAGAATAGACAAGTCGTTCGTTGAATTTAGGAGTCAAGGATTACCTTGGGGTGTTCAGCTTGCAGAGCTTCACGCTAGATGGGTTAAACAACCTACAGATTTCTCCAAGCCTTGGCTATCCGTTCCCAAAGACAATAAATTCAAAGGTAGGATTATTGTTAACAAGACACAGCGATACGCTAACCCGATATTCCCTTGGACCGAACTTGTGAAGTTAATCGGAGGTAGGATGCTATTCGTTGGACACGATCACGAATACGAGCTGTTCTGCAAGAGATTCGGCAGAGTCGAAAGACTCGTCATCAAAGACTACCTAGAGCTTGCTATTGCTATCAATAGCTCAGACTGCTTCATCGGGAATCAAAGCTCATCGAACTGCGTTGCAGAGGGACTGAAGCACAGAACGATTCAAGAAGTCTGCTTGTGGCAACCGGATTGTATCTATAAACGAGACAACGCTACATTTTGCTACGATGGCACAATCAATACGAATGTTGCAGGGACTAGTATAAAACTGCAAAGTGGCCTATTGGTTGCAAACATTAACAAGGCTCAAACACCTGCTGGCAACTGGAGGCTAACAGTCAACGGCAAGACGATTAAGAGCTATGCGATAGATGCGCTAGTCATCGAGGCGCAGAGCAAAGGCGTTACAGGAACAAAGCTGGAGATTGAAGATATGATCGTTAAAGAGACGCTGCCAAGCATCACTGGAAACAATGTATCTGAACGACTGGCTCACGACATTCAACGAGTTAAAGACTTAATAGGATGAACGAAGCCAGCAAGGCAATGCGCCGAAGACTGATTGAGGATGAACTAGGAATCTTCAACTGGAGCGAGATATTCACAGGCAACGGGATTGATGTAGGCTGTGGTCCTGACAAGATTTGGTATGATAGTTGCAGAGCATTTGATCTTGAGCATGGAGACGCGAATGTTATCTCGAAATATTTCTCCAATAAGTTCGACTACCTTCACGCCTCGCAGTGCTTGGAACACATGCACAATCCGTTTGAGGCTATCGTAGAGTGGCTGAAGATCGTTAAGACTGGTGGACACGCAGTTGTATCAATTCCAGACTGGGTTCTCTACGAAGGCAGAGTATGGCCCTCACGCTACAATCCAGACCACAAAAGCACATGGAGCTTCACGCATGAGTCAAGCCCGGCAAAGCATCATGTCTATATCCCAAAGTTCTTGGAACACATCAAGCCATACGCATACGCGAAGAGGGCTATGCTGATTGACAATAATTACAACTACACACTAAGCAAAGACACCGACCAGACATTTGTAGAAGCAAATGGAGTTGAGGCATTTATCGAGTTAGTTCTATGCAAGCTGTAATAGTTCGCGCTAAACGGCAAGCAAAGGAAGTCGATAAACTTGTTAAGCACTGCAAGAGATTGGATGGAACGAGAGTCCTAGTCATTGACGCTTGCGACAAAGTTAAGTCATACCCAGAACGGAATAATCATGCACTGCATCAGGCATTCGGGGTGATGAAGGATAAGCCTTTCGTTTGGCTGGAGCCTGACAGCATTCCGATAAAGAAAGACTGGATGCGAGAGTTGGAGGCTGAATACATCAAGCTAAGAAAACCAATCATGCTATCTAGCGACTCCAATCCTCCACACGATCTTATCGGAGGCATCGGGGTGTATGGCGGAATAGCTCGAAAGCTAATACCAGTAGGCATCGAAAAGATAGGATGGGATGGATGGATTATCAATCACATCAAACCACTGGTATCATTCACCTCACTGATCCAGCATTCATACGGAGATTATTCAAGAGGATGCCAGCCTCACATGTTCCCTAGAGATAGCAGGATGATACGAAGTAATTCCGTGATCTTCCACAGAGACAAGTTTCAGGGTCTTATTGTTTAACCGTAAACTGCCTTAAACTTGCTGAAGCATTGCTTCCAGCCCTTGCTCTCCGACTTGTTATTAGGATTAAGAGCCTTTGTCGCAGTTGTGCTATCTAGGTTCAGACGCTCCCTTGCAAGAGCTAGAAGCCCCATCCCTGCGTCTGCAATGTCAGGAGAGATACCGAACCGCTGCTTCATCTCAGACTTAGGCAGAACCTTGATGCGTAATGCGAGATTCTTTTCTCCGTTGGGATCAAGTTTCCGCATACACATCTCTCGCATCAGATCGTCGCCAATACCCTTGACCTGACCAGTCCGCATATATTCCTTCGCGGAATACCAAATCTCGGAGACAGAGTTGACATACCTATCGTGAGACGGAGTTGGATCGTAAGCTGATACAGGTTTATCAGATGCCCTGCCGCCGAACTGCAAGCCGTAAACATCTTTTGACCAAGCTACCGAGATGAAGTCGCCTAGCGGTCCACCAGCACCAGACTTATCGTAGCCTGCGTTTCTAGGTTGAACCCCCCTAGCCAAGCATTCATTACGGAACCATTGCACAACCTGCTGCGATCTCGTCATGGATTGATCAGTGACATCTTCTTGGAAGATCAGATACTCATCATACTCCAGCCCCTTGTATCCATGTGGTTCTGCGAGTTTACCTACAGTCCCGAAGTAGAGAACAGTTCTATCGCCACCATTCGTGAATGATGGATCGAGGAACGCAACCTTAACCTTCTCGTTATCCAGCCATACAGCCTTATCAGTTGCCTTAGAATTTAGTATCTCTATTTCTGAGTAAATCTGATCGGTAATGCCTGCCGGACACCAGAATCCGCGATACATTCGCCAGAACGATGCTGTATTCCTAGCTTCCTCAGGAATCTTCTCAAAGTCTGCCGGACCCTCCATCCAAGAATAAATCTTCTTCTTGGCAATCATGTTCGGGTTCTTGACACCATCGAAGTGCAAGCAGACTCCGCGAACCGTATCCCACTGATCGTCTTCAACAGTAATAGACTCCCACCCATCCTTAGGCTTGGCGAACTTACCGAATGCGTCCACATACGAGGCAGGGTTAGATATGCCGATGAACTGAAAGCGTTCGCAACCTTTGGACAAGTTGAAGAACGCAACCTCAGTGATAGCCTCAGATAGCTCTGAAAGCTCGTCAGCAACGAAGATAACATTCTTGTTGTGGATACCCTGCATCTTGCCTGTAGCGTCACGCTCCTTCTTCTTCTCACCGGGAATGAGAACGATGCCTGATAGGTCAGATCGCTTGCCGTCTTTCGCTACAAAGCTGATCTTGTTCTCTGAATCCACCAGCTTGCCGGGCAGTCCTAGTTGCTCGCAGACTCCCCAGTATTTCGTGATCTTACCCCAGATACGCTGCTTGGATGCCTTGATCGTAGTGGATGTAGCAAGGACCGTTGTATTCTCAGGATCGGCTAGGTAATTCACGATAGCCCAGATTGCGTAAGCCTCCGACTTACCGCAGCCACCGGAACCAGCGATAGCTAGGTATTCGTGATCACAGGCTGCCCGGATCATTCGTTCAGCCCAAGGATGCCAGATGAAATTAACCGCTGCCTTGCTATCCTTCTCAGGCCAAAGAGCAATAGCGATTCGCTTGAAGTGATGGAATATATCGTAGCCTCCGGTATCCTTCGGAATGCGACCCTTAATCTTTTCACGGAACATCGCAAGCTCGATAGCTATTTGGTGCGTTCCTTTCTTCCAGTTGAACCCGTATAAATGAAGATAACCCTCGATTGGATCACCGTAAATTGGTGCTGAAGTCATTCCTGTTTATTTTACAAAAATATAAAACTCTTTCAATTATTTCTTGCAAA